TTTTGCATCATAATGACGTTTTAAATCATCATAACGTTTTTTGTAGTCGTGATCTTTTTTACTTTCAACAAAACTTTCTCCAACTGGTTGAGTAGCTGTTTTTTCTTCAACAGGGTCAACTTGTTCTTGTTCTGATTTTGTTTCTACTTCTTCTTCTTCCTTATACACTTCTTCACGATATTCCCCTTTGTAAAGTTTATCATCGTTAATAGTGCCTTTGTTATCATTTGGTTTATTAGCACGATGCCCTTTTTGTTTTGCCATAATTATTTCTCCTTAATGCAGTGCCACATGGCGATGGGTGGCTGCTACGGTTGTATCAGGGGGTGCTTAATTGCAAGTAGCCTGATTATTGTATAAACCCTTGATTCATATTTCTGTTTAAATCAAGAGCTACTTCCCCACCTCTTTGTAATTGTTGAGGTGATGATTCTTTTGCCCTCTCGGAAACTTCTTTTTTACCTCTATTATTTATTTTTTTTAGTCTATCAAGTCCAATAACTTTCACTAAATCTGGAGGTATAACTAATTCACCTTTAGATAAGGCAACATCAACAGCTTCTTCGTATAGTCCTCTGTCGGCATTTGCTATTGACATTCCTTTTGATTTTGCAAAGGTGTATGCATCTAATATCATTTTTCGTATATCCTGTACTCCTGCAACATTTATAGCATCAGGATTTAAAACTACTTCTTCAACAGACGGTGCGTTTAATACAAATGAGTCATCTGCAACTTGTCTTGGTTGATCATCAGCAACAGTTGCTTGTTCAGATACTTGTTGGGGCATAACACCACCTACAAGTTGTGCTTGTCCACCCTCTTGCATTTCCTGTGTTACTTGACCACCTTTGTTAAAGTAATCTGTTCCAAACCCAGCAAACTCGTCTTCTTCAACTTGTTTTTGAGCTGCTCGATTTGCCATTGCTTCTTCTCTTCGTGCATCTTGGTTATCTTGTGATGCTTTTAAATTTGCAGTGCTGTTAAAAGAACCAGCAGGTACTACTCTATTAAAATTACCAGTTGTAAAATTGCTACTTGATTCCCTAACTGTATTTGTTGTAGTATCTACAAATCTTGACATTCCTGTGTAGGGTCTAGCCATTGACATTTCTCTTCCTAATTGAGATGGATCAACTACACCTGTGCCATATGCGTATTTAACATCTCCTCTACCAAAAGGATCTACATTTCCTACGGCTGACATAGATTTTAAATTAGTTTTATTGCCTAAAGCATCTGTATTTTCACTATCTGATTGGTTTGAAACAATATTTATAGATACTGTACTAGAAGATGTTGCCCCTAACTGTTGTAACGCTAATGATACTGTCATGTTTTTGTCTTTTCTAGCCATTTCCATAGCTGTCATTAAGTCATCAGTAGATACTCCTAATGAAGTAGCGAGTTGTGCTGATAAATTACCCCCACCTAATGCACTCTTTGTGTACCCATAACCATTATTTGCAACCGAAGTAAAATAGCCGTCATCTGTAACACCACCCATACCTTTTGGCACTGAAACAACAAGACTATTAACATCTTCCATACCTTGACCATCAAGTCTATACCCTCTAGGATCTAACCCCTTACTTAATGCTTCCATAGACTTTAACATCATATGTGCATTATGATCTTCAGACGAGAGATGTCCTTTATGTCCATCATATCTCATTTTTGAAGGATCTCGTGAAAAATGAAAGTTTCCTACTGTCATAGCAAAACCAGTTGACATGTTTCTGTGATCTATCTTTCCTGCAAACGGTGCATCACCTGTGTTAGAAATGCCACCACCGTAAGCTTGTTGCACTTTTGCAAAATTATCATAATGCCGTTTTAATTCGCCTTCACTTAATTTTCCAACAGAAAATACTTGTTTTCCAGTAGGTCCTGTTAAATTAGCACCAAATCCTAACTTACCTCCACCAACTCCCAATGCACCAAATGCTGGAAGAATCATGTTTGCCACTCCTTTTGCAGCAGCGTTTTTAGCATTAAATGGAGAATTTGTAGAAGTGTCATCATACCCTGCTGTCTTTAACATACTATCAAAAGATGCAATGTCACTTGTTATATCAAATGTATCACCTAAAGTAAAAACCTTAAGGTCATTTGAACTATCGTGCATTGGATCAATAAGTTTATTTATTGCAGGATTTGTATCAAGTTTTTCTGGTTCTATAATATTTGATATGCCACTATCTTCAGATAATGATGTGTTTGTAGGAGTAGTTGCACCAAAATCTACTTTAAAAGGTCTTCCAAAATCAATAAAACTTTCTGTGTATTCTTCTGGTGTATATACTGGTGTTTCAGCCATTTTTTATTACATCCTTATGGTTATTCTTCAACTTGAGGAGCATTTCCAGTAAAGCCAGCTTCCCCTGCAGTTGGCGAAGTTCCGACTCCGATTGAGCCACCGTCATTCCCCCCACCACCAGCTCCTTGAGCATTGTTAGGTACGCTTCCAGCACCTCCCACATTTGAGGGTTGTTGACCAGTGGGGCTATTATTTGGGCTTGTTCCTTGTTGAGCATTAGCGAGTCCTTGTAACATTTGTGCATAAATTTGAGCTTCATTTACATCATTGACCATCTTATCTGGATCAATGTCTTGAGCAATTGCAAGCTCTTTCATTAATGTAGGTAATTTAATAAATGGTGCTAACATTGGGTTGGCTACAGTTTGCAACAGAGCAGTAAGTCTTTGACTTCGTACTTCTTTTTGCATAACCCCTGTAGAACCATTAGGTTTGATTTCTAAATCTCCTACAATTTCTGGAGACGACTCATTAAACTGCATATTCCATTGAAAATATGATTCTCCAATAGGCTTGAGTAAATAATCATCTATATTTTTTATAACTGTTTTAACAGATAAAGATGCTCCACCCAATAACATAGATAGCCCAGATGCTGTTCTACCAGTTCCTGACACACCTGTTTGTCCATGCATAATTGATGGTAATCCAGTTTCTTCATCTGCAAGTTGACGACTTATTTGGTACATCTGTAAATTTTCACCTGCTGTATTAGGAAACTTTAAACCATTAATAGCTGTTCCTGTTACACCAGATTGTCTTCTAAATATCTTGCCCGGAAAGATGTCCATGTTTTGTCCGGGAACTAAACTTGCTTCGTCTACATCAAATACAAGATTACCTGCCAATGCTAGATTATCAATAGCCATTCTAATATGACCATTCATTAACATTTGAGCATCTTCCATGTTTTCTGCTACACCAATACCCCATAACTGGTATGGGTTTACTTCATACGGAAACGCACAGTAAGGTATTCTTGCAGGAGTAAATGGATTAAGAACACATCTAAGAACTGATGACCCACACACCCATGCGTTAATTTGTACTTGATCTAAATTAGATATTTCTCCAACATCAAGTCCAACTTGCCTTGCCATGTATCCATCTAAAACCCCCCAATATTCTAATACTTCATATCTACTCTGATTGTAGCTAGCTTGATTGTCTTCATCTCTAATTGTATCTTCGTAGTATTTATCAATGTAGTTAGGACCTTTTCCAATTGCTTCTTCTATAGCATTAGCATCAAAATGGGGTTTATTGACTAAAGCTCTTAACTGTTGTCGTGTTAGTCTGTGACGTTGAATAACATATTCACAATCATCCATACTTGTAGCTGCTGGATCTGGATGAAAATCCCATAACGAAACATACTCAAGTTTTGGAACTATTTTTTCGTAAGGTTCATATACTTTTCTACCTTCTTCATCTTTTGTCCATTTATGGATTCTTTTGTAGTGATTAAAAGGCCCTTTAATTATACCAGTTCCTAACATAGCAGATTCAAATATTGCATTTCTAAATACTGTTACGGCATTTGTATCTGTTAATTGGTCGTGTACCAATTTTTCCATGTGTAAAGCTGCTTCTTTAGCTGGACTAACTTGAGGTTCTCCAGCTTTTGACGGACCTTCTTCCAATGGTAAATTTTTATACTTTTCTCCTAACACATCTGGGTCAGACATACCAGAAGGTACTTGTCGCCCATCTCCCTCATATCCATAGGGGTCTATTACTTCATCTATCGGTGTTTTTAAATGAGCAGTATCTGCTATGCCTTCTGGCACTGGAGTTGGTTCTATAATAATTGGAAATTTTTTATTACTAAATAATATATCTACAAGTTGCCCATAAGCTGCAAGAACTTTTGTCTTTGTTATTTTTATAAAAACTTTAGATTTTTCAGAATCTCTAAACTGAGTTGTACTATCATAGATACCTCTAAAATTTTTAAACGCTTGCAACCACGTCTGCTCATGTTGATACCTACCATCTTCAGAACTTTTAAATAAACCATTTATATGCCCAGCAAGACCGGGCATTTGCTCTTCTGGTTGATTTATCTGAACAGATTCATCATCAGCAGGTTGTAGAAAATTATCATCCATAATTTACATTTTCTTTTTAGTTATTTTGCCACCAGTTTTCTTTTTAGTTACTTTGCCACCAGTTTTTTTTCTCTGTTTAGTTTCACTTGATATAAACTTTGGACTAACCAATCCTTTTATTATATTAAACGTTCTAGATAACTCAGCATTTTTACCGGGAGCTACCATCCCCCTAAGCATATTAAATGCTCTAGACATTGCTTGAGTTTTATTTTCAGCAGCCATGATTAGTTGCCTGTTGGTCTATCGTCAGCCATTGAAAACAGTGAAGCTTCTACAGTTGGTTTAGTTTGTTTTTTTGGAGCATCCTGAGTTAATACATCTGTTTTTGCTTGTGTATCAAACTCTAAACTGTCTCTAGTTAATTGATTAGAACCCATTGGGTCATTTACAGATGTTCTATCTGAGTTCATAATATAACTTGAACCATAGTTGTAATTGTTATTAGGCATGTTGCCCTCCTTTTAGTTTGGTTGTGTTAAAAAACTTTCGTCATATGTAGTAAATTCACCTGTACCATATTCAGGTTGATTTTTAGGTAATTTTAATCTAGTCTCTCTATCAACAGTTTCACGTTGCTCTTCATAAAAATCTCTATTCCTATCTACAAAGCCAACAACATCTTTTACATCTGTTATAGAAACAGGTGCAAATTCACTAGCTCCTACAAAACCTGCTTGAACTGCTGCTAGTGGTTTACTTGTTCCTTTAGCAATTGCTTCTTCGTATGCAGTCGTGCCAGCTATTATACCTGCTGTTGGAGGAAACACTTTTGTTGTTACAAATCCTACAGCCTTTCCCCCACCTTTAAATATACCTTTTAAATGTGGTGGCATATCATCCCATGCTTTGATTGTTTTCTTTTTTAATTTTGCTGCAACGCCTTCTTTAGCTGGAACAGTTGTAACTTTTTTTACTTGTTGAGGATCTACATACTGTGTTATCTTTATGCTTTCATCATCTGGAACATATTTAATTTTTTTATCTTCTAAAGCTACTCTAAGAAAATCGGTGTTTGGATCAATTTTAAAATTAGGGGGTATTATTACACCAGCAAATTTTTCAAATGATTTACTATAAAAATCAGCTACCGACATTTGAACTTTTCCTGCTTCAACTGTAGCAAATTGTCCCGGAGGTGGATTGTCATAAGATGCTTGCATTACACCCACTGCCGCAGGTCTACCAATTGCACCCCCAGTTTCATCGTAACTAAAATTTAAAAACCCTTTTCCAGAAGTTGTTGCTAAACTTCTTCTAAAGTCATAGGATGTTAATGTATCTTTGTTTGGCTGTGATTTATCATAAAACCCTGAGATGTTTGGAACTTTTATATTTTTTAATACTTTATTAATTGCAACATCAGCTTTAGGTGTATGCTTATCCCCATCAAATACCATAACTTCAGGTATATTTGCAAAGAGTTTTGTGTCTTGAGTTAGCTCAATTCCTGAAGCTTTTAATGCTTCCATCTGTTGTTGCATTATAGCATACGCTGTTGGACTTAACGCAACATTCATTAAGTTTTTATTTTTAACACGACTTTGATCTAATGATATGCCGGGCAACATACTCGATTCTAAATTTGTAATATCCCCTACGTTTAAAACACCTAATTCGTTTGGTCTAAACCCTGTGTATATTCCCAACATAGCAAGTCGAACCTTATTGCTATCTTCTGGATTATTTTTTGCGTGTTGTAGTAGTTTGTACTGAACTTCTCCCATTTTTGAAGGGTCAATCCACTGTACCCCTTTTCGACCAACTGTTTTAACTAATTTAGGAACTTCTTGTACTGGTTTAAGTTCCTTTTTATTAAGTCTATTGACTATAATATTGTTATTATGATTATCCTGTAAAACTTGAAATTTAGAACGTATTTCTGTTAGTGCATTTGATAGTTTATTTTCTAGGTCTTTACCTTTGAAACCTTCATCAGTAAAACGTTCAAAAACATCATCATATAACGCTTTATATGGATTAACTCCTGTTGTGCTTTCATCCATAAAGTCACTAACAGTCATGCCTAGTTTATCTTTAAATAATGGATTTCTTTTAAAGTCGTCAGCCCAATCCTCAGGATCTTTAAGATTAGCTTCAGCAACATATAAATCAGCAAACTGCTCCAAAGTTGTTGTAGCTATATTAAATTCTTTATTTGATATTAAAGTTGCTGCTCCAGCCATTTTTAGTATCCAAATGTGCTATCTTGGGGTTGATAGACTTGTTCTTTTATGTGACTTAAACTTTTGTGTATCGATGTAAAAGGAGATGTTCTACACATGGACAGATACCTTAACGCATCGTATGCGTGATCTTCTGCCTTTGTATCAACATCTTCTGAATTACTTTTAGACAATGGTATTCCTGACAATTGTCTGATTGTGTTACTACATGTATTAAATATACGGATTCTGGGTAATTTTGTCAATGGGTTATCTGCTAGTCGTCTGTGTACTTCCATTTTACCCTGTAATCTGTTTCTATCAGATGGTGTCCATCGCACACCTAACCGAATCATTGTCTCTGCTATTGACGGTCCAAAGCCTGTTTTGTTCCAACACGATGAGTCTAGAACTGTATAATGTGGAGTTGGTTCTGTCTGTTCTATCTCTAGTATTCTATCGGCTAGTTGCTCACCTGTGTGTTGTTTTACATACAACTCACGATAGATCCAAATGTTGTCATCCCAATCAATTGCACCCCACAATACACAAGACGGACTTGCGTATCCATAATCTGCTGCACGTATTCTGGGCCAGTTAGTTGGCATTTCAAATGGTTCGACTACATGCTTTGTTTTAGAAAACTCTGGAAATGCCGCTCCCTCTGCAACATCCCAATCCCCTTCAAGAAGTCTCTTCCGTTCAACCTCTGGGAGCGATCTGAGCATGGCTTCGTATCTGCCATCTTGCATCAGATAGGGATTATCAGTCAACCGTGC